TGTTTTCTTGTATAGTGACATCAAACGGGGGCATCACCCACCCCTCTATGCGGTTGAGCCGACCAAGTAGGATAAACGTAGTGAACCATGTAGTTCTCAAGTAAAGACTAACATCTTGAACGGGGCTTGTAGCGTGGAGAGATAGCACTGACAAGCATCTCTAACTTAGATAAACGAGAGGCTCTCCTTTAAAAGGATCACCCCACTCACGGGTGTCTACTCCTGTTCGTCAACTAACCTTGCTTGTTGTTAACACTACGATTGGCTTTTCCAGTGTGAGCGAGGGTACACAAATATTTACACACAGCACAGCACCCCTCCCCCCCAGTAAGCACTAACTAACATAGTCGAAGTAAGCACTGACTAACTAAGAGTTAAGCGACCAAGCGGTCGGGTAATTGCATGAGGGCTCTATGCACCATATTGCATACACCTAGTAAACTATATTGCATACACCTAGACTGGTAATGACCACAGAGTCAGTTAATACAAATTAGATGGAATAGGGAAAACCTATTGATTAAGATTAGCTGATAGAAACAATTGTAGGTAGATTAGGGTTTATACCTATGTTATAGTGTTTAACGCTACGTTATATTAGAGTCACTAGGAAACAAAATCCTAGTAAACAATCAACACTTAAAAGGCTTAAACATGAAAACACTTAATCTTAAAATTACAGAATTGTCAGAGTTATCAGTGATTCTAGGAAACAGAATTATTGAATTAGAGAATAGCCACACTAGAAATGATGTAATGATTGAAAACATTGTTACACGTCAACTGAGACAAGCAAAATTGATTTTGAACAGTGTCGAGGAAATTCTGCTCAATCACCACACAAGTTAAATTCTAGGGTTTATGGCATTGGAAACAGTGCCATTACACCTAGGGATTTTCCTAGACTTTGAGAGGTTTCAATATGCTTAAATTTGACACTAAAAACATTGGTGAATTTCAGGAAAAAACTTGTGGGAAATGGTTTACCTATAGATTAACCTCTAATCCATGGGCATTGTCCAATGGTTTGAATTTTGAAATTGACGTTTTAGACGGTGTACGGTTTGCCAAAGTCAAAAAGACTGTAGTTCACGTTTGCGTGAATGAGGGTGATAGTGGTGAACCTATACTAGAATTTTGGCAGCTAAACAAGCACTATCAACCCCATTATCAGGCATAAATACATAGACTGTAGACCCTTACTTTAGGGGTCTATGGCCTAGGCATTTTCCTAGGTTTTCTTTGATAGGTGTTAAAAATGGATAAACAACTGCAACAAATGGAAAGCCTTGCAAGGGCTAAAAATGGTGATTCTTTGCTCAATTACCCTAATATCATGCAAGGGTTTATTGCAAAGGGAATTAGCCCTAGTGAAATTATCCCTAGGGAAAACGTGTTTACCTATAACGCATGGAAAGCCCTTGGCAGGCAAGTAAACAAGGGAGAACATGGGGTTAAAGTAGTTACCTATATTGACGCAAAAGATAAAGTCACTGGTAACCCTACAAAATTGTGTAGGTCATCTACAGTGTTTCACATTTCGCAAACTACACCCATTCAGTAAAAATAATGCTATGCCTAGGGTTTATCCCTATGGTGTAGTGTTTAACACTATAACACAATCAATCGTCAATCATTCAATAGGTGTTCACAATGAAACAGTATTTCACTTTCAACAATTTGCAAGACGCATTAGATTATCGTCATGATAATGGTTTAGGTGGTTGGATTTTTGCCCCTGAAAATGATAAGCCTAATTTTTACCCTTACCATGATGTAATTCTATTCCCTAGTGAATTCCCTCCTAGTGCAATTTTTAGTCATCCTTGGACCAAGGGTCGCACTGGTAAATTGGTAGGGGCACAATAATGGAAAAAATCGACAAAATCATAGTAGGGGCAGGCCTTGTAGGGTTTGCGTGTCTAATGCTAATAATTGGGATATGGGGCTAAAAACTAGGGTATAGGGTATTGGCAACAGTATCCTATCACCTAGGCATTTTCCTAGGCTTTGAATAGGTGTAAAAATGAAATTTTCAATCCAGCGTAAACAGTTAAAAGCATTGTCTAGATTTAGTGCCACTAAAGACATTCGTTATTATTTGTGTGGTATCCATGTTGTTCAAAATGCAAGGGGTACTTACCTAGAATCTACAAATGGCCATGTACTAGGTAGATTGCTGCTAGATGAAACCCCTGTAGATGGTGAAAACAGTGTAATCATTCCTAATGATGCACTGAAAACCCTATTTGGCACTGCTAAACAGGGCAATGAAACCCTACACTTCACTGTAGATGGAATAAAAATAACAGTGATTCAACCCGATAATTCCACTATGCAATTTTCAGCATTAGATGGTAGTTTTCCCCATTGTGATAGAGTTTTGCCTAGCAAATTAGATGATGCTGATATAAAACCTAGCACTTACAACCCCGATTATGTTATGGCATTTTTTGATTGCGCTAGTGATTTAAGTGGCATTAAAAAGCCTACAGGGGTAACAGTTTCCATTATGCAAAGAGGCACTGATAGTGGCATTGTTGCCCTTGATTGCACTGAATTATTTGTAGGGGTTATTATGCCAATGCGTGATAATTGTTTAAACCCTAGCATTCCCGCATGGTGCAAAAAGCCTACAGTTAAAGCACTGGAAACTGAAACCGCATAAAGTGTAAACCATTGCCCTATGAACTAGGGCTTTGGCTTGCATTTTGACAATGTAAGGGCTTGCAAGGGCTTTCCTTGTGTTTTTTTGATAGGTGCAAACATGGAAACGAAAAACGAAATTGATCTTAGCCAATTTTATGGATCGGAAAACCTTTATAGATGGAATTCTCTTACTAAATCAGTGCTTACAGATGGCTGCAAATACTTGGCAGAAGTAGCTAGTGCATATTGGCTATTTGATGCTATTGATAGTCATTTGACCACACAAGGGCTAAACGAAAACACTGAATTTGTATCTGTAAAACTTAAGAAAATTGGGGAAACAGATGCCGAATTGACCCTAGATGATGGCAATGGGCTAATCTGGATGACTCAATATATTCCTTTAACTGATTTTCCGATGGATGAAATAAAAACTTATGCAATGTATAACGGCACTGCATGGACTCATTTGTTGACTAGCGAATATTGAAACCCTTACCCTTTGCTTACAGTGTAGGCAAGGGGTTTTTTTAACTTTGAAAGGTGTAACCATGACTTTAGACGAACAAAAGGCTTTTGTAGAGGCTTACGACAACACATTTTGCGATATTTCAAAGAACAGAGTAGCCAAAATCGTATCTTCTCATATCAATAAATTAGATTTAAGTGAATTCCCTGTTTACGAATTGACTTCTGTTATTGATGCACTTGGTACTTGGCACTATGCCTGTGCATGGCAAATTAAGCAATTTCAAAAGGTGATCGCATGACACAATCCCAAGCCCTAACCCAAGCCCTTATATTGGCACTTACAGCGCCTAATGACGATAAAGCAGCACAAGCATCAGACCTTGCTGAAAGCATAGCCCAAGGGCTTGATTTTGACCAAGTTGAGCAGTGCAAAGCCAATGCTTTGTTGATCTTAGAAATGGCATGATTTACGCCACAATTGCATTATTGTTAAAAATCCTATTCCGAAAGGCTTCAAAATGAAAAGTATCAATTTAAAATTTGGGCATGAAAAAAGCACAAGTACGACTCCCGACCCCTTGGGAATTGTGTATTTTTTACCCTCTGCCATTTGCATTGCAGTTGAGACTGCACTCTCATTAGTCAATGGCAAATCAAAAGAACACACTTTTACAGATTATTCGCAAATTGCAGAAGTGGTTCAAGATGCTGAACTAGGTCTTGAAAAACTAGGCATTCTGAAAAAAGATGCTATAGGTGCTAAATTTATTGCTTATTCGGGTAAGACTGTCACTCATAGCTATAAATATTCAAGAATTGGCACAAGTATCATGCTTGAAAGAAAATCAAGTGGCTGGCATTTGACAAGCATAATGCCTGTTAATTTGTACCAAAAACCGCCACACAATCAATTCATTCTGACAGAAAAGCAAGATTCTTGCGCTATTGCAGCATTGCGCCAAAAATACAACATTGAAAAGGTTTCAACATGATTCAATTATCCTACACAAGAGATTTTTGTACTCCTCACGCCGTACATTTCACAGATGAAACGCCTGATGAATATCATCACTACTTTAAATCTTATGAATATCTTAATGATTCTGAGGCACTTGCAATGCTTGAAGATGAATTTGTTACTGATGACACAAAAAAGGCATTGTTAGATGCTTTGCCATTTGATGCAGTCAACTTAGTAACAAATGGTATGCGTGAAACCCGCCAATTCTGCAAAATATTTGAAAACAATTATAAATTTAACAGTTAGTGACTACTTACAAATTTTAAGCCCTTCGGGGCTTTTTTCTTGCCTACTGCCACCCTGCTATTCCCAAGCCCTAAATAATCGCTTTAAGGCGCTTTTAAAGCCTTCCTAATAGTTAATCTGCCACTGTGCAAAGACCTACATAGTCAAGGTTGTCGTCAGACCTTAAACCTATGCTATGGAAATGCACTGCCCAACGTAAGCAAACCCTAAAACCCTCGCTTGCGTTTCCCTCGCCAATTGCTTTGATGGCTTCGTATTCAACAGGGTTAAATTTTATGACTATGCCTTTTTTGTCTTCCACTTCAGACATTGGCTTGTCTCCAATATTCTGCAATCAGTAATGACTCTGCTTTGTGAATATCCTTCTTCAACTTTAATGTGCTTTTAGCCTTTGGAAATAACTCTCTAGCCTTATCCAGTGCCTCATTTTTGTCAGCAGTTAGCCCAAAGTGTTTTTTCCAGCGCTGAGGGGTTACAAGGTGAAAAGGGTAGTTAGTTAACTCGCAAACGGCACTTATGACCCCAACAGCCCTTCCAAACGCAAAGGTGCTGCTTACCCCTTGATTTGGCATTGAATGGACTTGTTCCATGCAGATTTCAGCGCCATCTCTAGGGTCAACAATGGATAGGATTCGACTTTTAAAAACAAGGGCAAGTATGTGCTTATCTTTGTGGTCAATCATAAAAGAATCAACGTATTCGCCATTGTGGTCAATTGCCCCAAGTGCGCCATTAGCAACACCAGTATCAATCCCTATGTAAATCATTGATTTCCTTCATGTTTTTGACTAAATCGTCTTTAATTCCAACCCACAAGCATTCCAAATCAGCATCCAATTCTTTCGCTCTGTGCCAAGCATATTCCTTGGCTGCAGGTTGTTTCGCCATCCATATCAAATGCGCTAAGGTCGCCTGATACAAAAAGGGCTCTGTTGATAAGAATTTGCGGATGCGGTTTGCCATCTTTTAGGTTGTCCAATAGTTGATTGGCTTCTTCCTTTGTCATGCTACTTTACCCCTAAGTGCTTCTTTGATTTTGGCAAGAATCTCAGGGTTTGGCTTGGCATTCTTCATATCTTCATCAAGTTTTGCAAGGGCAGGATCACGCAATGAGCTTGATGGTACTGTCGTTCTAGCAATATCTTGCGCTTGTTGAGCATAGGTTTGCTTTGCCTCAACCCATTCAGCTTTAAACCCTATCCATCCTCTTGCTACGCATTCGGATATAGCTTTGTCTAAAGACCAATTTGCTTTGTCAGCTTCTCGCTTTATTCCAGCCAAAGCGGTAACAGTCATAGGTGCTTTCTTTGCTTTGCGTAAAGCTAGAAAATCTTCCCAAACCCGTTCTTCAACATTGATAGGACAAATAGCGATAGCTATTTCTTTCTTTGTCTCTTTCTTTGTCTCTGTCTCTGTCTCTGGTCTAGCATCTTGCAAGCAGTCTGCTAGCACTCCGCTAGCAATCTCAAAGAATCCCTTATCAATCAATGGCTTAACACCATCATCATATTCCTTCTTGGTTATATGTAGTCTGAACATGAGGTCATCCACTGACCCATCAAAAACACCATTTTTGGACTCTGATGCTAGCAACCACATCAATGGTGCTAGCGCCTTGCTAGCGATAGGCAAGCACATAAATGTTCTGTCGTTTAATGTCTCACGATGGAGTTTTATCCAAGGTGGATTGCGATCTTTGTAGTGCTGGAATACAGCCCAATTTTTGGGTATAAGTTTCATATGAACCTCACGTTGTCGGTTGTCGTTACTGATGAAACAATGGCAGGGCGGTAACGAATCGCCTTTTCGGGTTGCATTCCCTAGCCACGTTTCAAATCATTATACTGTTTTCTTTTGTTTTTCAATTGACTTTGCTAAAAGTTGTCGTAACCATTTAGTCCCTCCAAGTCGTTTAAACTCATTCCACTCGCTTAAAGTGGCTCTTACGGCAATGGTCTTGCCGCTTTTGGTCATTTCACTTTTAGGTCTTGGCATAGAGGCGTGATTGTGTAGTGTTTAACAGTAACCACAATCAGGGTTTTCACTAATAATTTTTATTTGCAAGTAAGTGCTTACTAACTTTTTAAAAGAAAAAAACTATTGATTTTTTATTATCAATAGAAATAATTGTTTAAAAACAAGGGTTTATACTGATGTATAGTGTTCAACACTACGATATAATAATATCACTAGGTAAAAAATCTAGTCCAGTTCTTTAACAGGCGTAAAGGGAAACCATGAAATACAAGTTAAATTTTGCAAGAGATGTAGACACTGATGAGCCTGATGTTTACATACTTAATCTTCCACATGGATTTAGGTTTGACAACGACCCATGTGCCATAGAACACGTTAGGGGATATGACACCATTAAAGATATGAAAGATGATATTAGGTGGTGGGTTGTTCCATGCGATTGCAAAGGATGCAAAGGCTAAATACTGATTAGGGTATATCCTAGTGTTCAACACTACAGTCTGTGTAACACTACGAACTCTCTACCAACATTTGAAAGGCGTGAATATGGACTTAGAAATAGAACCTTGGGATTTGCGTGACCTAGATATAGAACTAGGTGACAACGACAAACTCGTAGCAGAATGGGAACTAGACATCGACTACTCTCCTGATGAGGGTGTCTACGATGAATTCTCATGGACTCTGTGCATAGTGACCCACGATGGTCAAGTCACAGACATTACTGATGACCTATCTTACAGGGACAACAAATTCATTGAAAAACAGATTGAGAAGGCTTGCCATGACGAATTTCAATAAATCCATGTGGGAAGCCTACCAAGAACTAAATGATGATGACATCATGGATGCCATTCAAGGCTCTGTAGCTATCCCTCTTGCCATCAAATCAGGGGATTGGGAGTATGCCCAACACTTCATCAAAGAACGCATAGAAAACAAAATGCAGCGTAGGGCTGAAATTGCTCTGTATAGCATCATCAAAACCCCATCTATTGATTCTGATGATGAACTGCGTATGCTCAGAACCTTGTGGCTCAAAAACGATTACAGGGGAAACAAAGATGAGACTTAAACACACCATTGCTGCCATCATTGAGGAGAACCAAGATGAACTTTTTTGCCCATTTTGTACAAAGCCTAAAGGCGATGAGATCGACTGCTGCGACCAATCAGGAAATTGGTTCAGATTACGCTACTTTGACTTTGATACCCAATTCTCTATCGCCCAAACAATCTTTAACTTACAGAAAGGTGTACCCGACAAAAAGACTAGTTGATTGGAAATCTGAGTTTGTTTACACGAACTCAATGAACACAGACATTTTTAAGACATTTCAAAAATTTAAACAGGAGTGAATATGAAAGAACAAAGCAAAGAAAATCTAGAGGTATATGTAAAGTTGGCTGTAGCACGATCAAAGTTACGATCAAAGGTTCTCAAGAAATCAGGACAAAATAAGTTTGCTGGATACAACTACTTTGAACTTGGCGACTTCCTACACCTAATCATGGAAATATTTGATGACGTTGGCTTGATCGGCATAGTGTCGTTTACCAAAGAACAAGCTGAACTTCGCATTGTAGATACCGAAATGGGAGGTGAGATTGTCATTACTTCACCTTTTGGGTCTGCGGCTCTCAAGGGTTGCCATGAAGTGCAAAACATTGGTGCAGTTGAAACCTACCAAAGACGCTATCTTTGGGTGACAGCAATGGAGATTGTTGAACATGATGCACTTGATTCAACAACAGGGTCAGGCAACATTGAAACAGTAGATGTAGGCTTGATGATTGACCACTTGGCGGCTATTGAAGCTGCATCAACTTTAGAGGAACTCAAAAATGTATACGGCACTGCTTACTCTGCTTGCGCTGGTGATAAAAATTGGCAAAAGAAAGTGATTGATGCCAAAGAAAAGCGTAAAGGAGCATTGAAATGAAAAAGGATTTAGAAGCAGCATTTGCTCGACCATACAGTGAGAGTGCAGATTTTGTCCACCACTCTCAGGCTGGAATGACATTGCGTGACTACTTTGCGGCAAAGGCTATGCAAGGATTATTGTCTAACCCAAAATTACAAGCCAAGATTCTTGCTGAAGGTGGTTGTGCAAGTGGATGGATTGAATCAAGTGCATGGGCATTTGCCGATGAAATGCTGAAAGCGAGGGAAGCATGAGTGAAGTAGAACAAGGCACACCCGAATGGTTTGCACAGCGTTGCGGAAAAGCTACTGCATCTCGTATCTCTGACATTGTTGCCAAAACAAAGACAGGTTACAGCACCAGCAGAACTAACTACATGGCTCAACTGGTAGTCGAGCGTATGACAAACCAAGTAGCAGAGTCATACACCAATGCGGCTATGGAGTGGGGTATTGAGAATGAAACCTTTGCTCGTGCCGCATACGAGGCTAAATCAGGCAATATGGTAGATCAGGTAGGTGCTATTGACCATCCACGCATTACCCTGTCTGCTGCCTCTCCTGATGGCTTGGTGGGTGATGATGGATGCTTAGAGATCAAGTGCCCCAATACAGCAACCCATATCGAAACACTACTTGGTGACGAGCCAGCAAAGAAGTATTACGACCAAATGCAATGGCAGATGGCGTGTGCGAACAGAAGTTGGTGCGACTTTGTAAGTTTTGACCCACGAATGCCTGAACACCTACAACTGTTCATCAAAAGAATCGAGCGCAATGATATGTATATTGCAGAACTCGAAAAAGAGGTTATCCAGTTTCTCTCAGAAGTGGATGACAAAGTTAAAAAACTCAATGAAATAAAGGTTTAAATATGGAACAGCGTGACAATTCAGGTGTCTTGTTTAAGAACGACAAGAAAGAAACAGGAAACCAGCCCGACTACAAGGGCAACATCACAGTTGATGGTCAGTCCTACTGGCTCTCAGCATGGATTAAAGAGGGCAAATCAGGCAAGTTCATGGGTTTAGCAGTAAGCCCTAAAGAAGAAGCTAACACTTCCTCACCAAAGAAGAAGTCTTCCATTGAAGACATGGATGAAGATTTGCCTTTTTAATGCATTACAGAATTAAGGGGTGAAAGAATTGCATCTTGTATATGTGTGTGTCTGCAATTCCCCTTAGTAGTCAATTGCAGACAGTCCGACACAGCCTTCCAAGGCACAAATCCAACCACAGGGTGAATATACAGAAGTGGTGACAGCGGGAGAGACTGCATTTGTAAGTAAGTACACACTAACTTAATAGGAGTTGATGATGAGTTTGTTAGATGAAAAACATTTTGGTGGTGAAGTGAAGAAGTTTTTTGACTTGCCAATATTCAACAGGGTACGGAGTTCCGACCCTATAACCAGCTATGAAGCCGCTGATGCCGCCAAGGACTTGGCTGCCAAGCATTTCAGTACCATTGTGGACTGTTTAAAGGCTCATGGCTCGCTTGGAAAGGATGGGATAGCCAGACATAGCGGGTTAGAGGGAAATCAAGTTGCAAGGCGTTTAAACGAGTTGCAGAAGATGAACCTGATTGAGTTGACAGGCAGAACAGTAAAGTCTTCAGCAGGGCGCAATGAGCGTGAATGGAGAGCAGTCTAATGTGGGATGTACTCGTTACTTTTATGTTGATGGCTTTTGGTGCATTTATTGTGATTGCATTTGGGGTCATCCTTATTTGGACACTCTATTTACTACAAAACGAGGCCGACAATGACTGAAGAAGATGAAGCATTCAACGAGATTGAACGACAAGCCAAGCAACGCCAAGAGTCTGTCAAAGCAAACTTTCTTAAGCCCAAGTCTGCACAAGAGTTCTACGATGAACTACGCAATAACGTCATTGAAGAAGTTTCTAGAGAGGTCAGAAAGCTAACTAGCTTTGGTAAAGACACCATTGATGGTTTGGCAATTTACATTGAAAGCATGAAGAAATGAAGAAAGCACAATTAGCCAAGGAAATTCAAGATAAGCTGAAGTGCAATCATTGCCAAGGTGTTTTTTCTGGCTCTTTAAAACAAGCCTTAAAAGTTGTGTATGAGGGAAGAAACTCATATTGTTCAGATGCTTGCAGAAAAGCATTTATGAGTGAAAGATTTAGTAAACCAATTCCAAATAGAGGCGCTTGCTTAACTTGTGAGAAAGATTTTTTCTCTCGCAGAGAGGCAAAGTTTTGTGGAATGAAATGCTACACAGGATCAAGACAGTTTAGCGAAATGCTGGCAGATTCTAGAGAAAAAGCAACTAAGGCTGAATCTGTTGCCAAACGAATAAAGGCACAAAGAACAGGAGAAGAAAAACCATGCCTTGAATGTGGAACTCTTGTTTATGCAAAAAAATGCGAAAAGAAAAAGAAATATTGCAGCAAGATTTGTTATCGGGCATACATGGCAAAAAGATTTGATAGACAAATTGCAAGTCCTGATCGAATGGCATTGCCTCAAGGGTATGACGGATTTCTTGATCGTAATTTGTTGACTTGCACAGTTATTGGATGCGATTGGCAAGGACATCATCTTTCAGTACATATGAATGCAGCGCATGGCATTACTGCTGCTGAATTTAAAAGAGCCGCAGGTTTTAACAAATCAACAGGCGTTGTCTCAAAACCCACAGGACAACGATTGAGAGAAAGGGCTCTTGTTGGTGTTGCAATGGACTCATCTTATTGGGGAACTATAGATAAAAATGGTAATGCTGGTTACGAACATAGAGATTCTCTTGAGGCAAAGGAGCATCGTGCAAAAGCAAGGGCATTAATGGGTAATGCGCCAATGCGAAGGTGTGAGTGTTGTCATTCTGTATTTCAACAATCAACTCCATATGGCAAGACACTATATTGCACAAAGTTATGCCGTTCACTGTTTTATAAACAAGCCAAACTCAATCAAAAGAACGGCTACACCGAGGTAATGAAGAAATGACTTTCAGAGAATCAACAATCAAGTATGTCAAAGACATTTTGAGGGCAAGAACCATCCATGAAGTCATTGCCAAAGAACTACAGGAAGCCCATCTACGCAAACTAGAAGCTGAAACTGCCGCTGAGTATGCTTATGCTGCCATACAGTACAACGAGGAACGCATTTCTCGACTAGAGAATCGACTGTCAAAACACACTAAAGAGGGTGACTACACATGAAGAAAGAGAAAAATGTCTTTGATTGGAAAGGAGAACCTAGTATTTGGACAAAAGATAAAGAACTAAGGCAATTTGCTGCTGGTCAAGCCTTTGGTAAGAACGCACGAGAGCGTATTGCCTTTACTGAAAAGAGAGATTTTTTTATCTATTCAAAGGCTAAACTTGGCAAATGATTCGCAAGATACGAACCTTTTATGGCAAACGTAATGGTCAACGTGGGAACAAAGTAACCACGATAGACCAAGGTGAAGCATGGCTATGTGAGAAGTGCGGGGAAGTGATCTTCTTTGAACACCTTATCCCCAAACACTTCTGTAAGACTGAAATTAAGCCTGTAGTCCATTCAGATACTGAGTCTTCCCTGCCACCTTAACAGCAGTCAATTCCTGCTTCTTGAGGTTGTTAGGGTCATAGCTGACATGAACCCAACCAGAGTCAGGAATACCCTGTGTGTAGAATTCTAATATCAACTGGGTGTAATCCAAGTTATCCATAATCCATTGGGCTAAATCAGCATTGGCGACACTAGGAATCTCAATATCTGCCGCCATACCTTTGCAGTGATCGCTGGTTTTAGAGCCACCAACAGCAGCATTGGACTCAGGGCTACGATAGGCAGAATTAACCTTTACACCCTTGCCATAGTGGTCACGAACAGGCTGTAAAACATTCTCGCAAAGCAATCTCAGATTCTCTGTTGCCTCATCATCAGGGGTGTTGTCAAACCCCATACGCAAAGCAGTTTCAGACTTACACATTTCATGTAGTGAAAAATTGGCACTTAGTTGAGTCATTTTGTTCCTTTCAAGGTTTGGTAAACAGCGTTATAGGCATCTATGCAAGCATTCAATTGACGGGTGTTGGCATCTCCTTGGTCTGTGATGGCGACAAGAGATTTAGCAACCTCTCCGTCAAGTTCGGCACTTGTTTGAACGCTATCTCTGGACTCAGCGGGGGTATCTGTGGCGGTATGTACGGGGCAGACGGGGGCTTTGACAGGGAGCCGCAACCGCAAAGCACCAGAGTCAATGTCAGCATTACGCTTTTGTTGAGCAAGTTTTGCATCTTGATTTGCCTTTTGAAGTTTAGTAGATTGGGTCTGAACAACAGTTATAAGGGCTTGTTCCTTTACCCTAGCTTCAGCATTTAGGGCAGCAATCTCAAGTTGTTGACGAGCATTCTCATCCTCGCCACCCTTGTAATAACCGCTACCAAAAGCACCAACTACTGCCATCAAGATGCCCAACAGCACCCAAGGATTAAATAAACTCATGGCTTTGGGGGTTCATCAGTATCAGTAGCTTCTGCTTTGGCTGATGCTGTAGCTATTGCCTTAACACCAGACCTACCAGCTACACCACCTAAAACACCAGTAATGAACACCATGATGGTGCTAATCTGCTGTGTGTACACCTTATCAATAGCCGCCATACTGCCGTTCATGGGCTGTTGTACAAAAGAAACAGAGTACAGGAACATACCCATAGAAGCTAACAGAATGCTCACCAATACTACGATAACGAATGCCCATACCCTGACCTCAATCTCATCAGCAGTCAGGCGGCTGTTAGGTTTATATCCAATGGTTGCCATCACTTCTTCTCCTGTTCGGGTTTAACTAACATCTCTGGGCAAGTGCCAGAAGCGGTACAAATTGGGGGTTTGCATTCAACATTAGACCAATTCAATGGGTCTTGGCAAGGATAGCGGTAGCGGTCATCACAGCCAGCTAACAGCACCAAAAGGATAGATAAGCCCCAAATACAGTAAATATTCATTTCTGCTTCTCTCTTTCAAGTTCTTTAATCACCTTTTGCACTTTTTCCTGCTGTTGTTTTGCTTCATGCTTTGCTTGCAATACATCCATGTAAAGCATACCTAAAACAGGTAACAACAATACGACAAGAACACAAGCAGCAATCCATCCCACTACGTTCTCCCAATCTTGCTTACCAGACCTATTACCATCCATAGGTATATTAGGAATAGGAAAGCTACTAACAGGTATGCTTGTTTTTCTGCTAGGAGTCGCTCCCTTTCCTTTCGTAGCCATGATTCTGCATCCCGCATCTTCCTTGCTTTTGCTTGCTCCGCAGCAATGATGTCTCTCATGCTGAACACTTCTGAATACAAAGCACCCATCTCAGGTGGAGATTGATAGACCATGCACTCTCTAATCTGAACTACCAACCTCTCCATCTCTTGCTGTGCCAAAACCCTATTAAGGGCTTCTTCCATCAAGTTCACATCATCAGCAAAAACTACAGTCCTAGCCTTTTCCTCTGACTCCCTAATATGCGCTTCTAACTGTTCCTGTAACTTGAAGAACTCACTCAGGTTCTTAACGATTTCAGCTTTGACTTGAGTTTCGTCAACAGCAACATAGTCAGACTTTTTAGCCCTTGCCACAGACTTTGCAGTTTCAGGCTTGGGACTACCGCCAAATAGTTTACGCAGAGTACCCCAAAATCCTTTAACCTCTTTGCCAATGGCAATAACTTCATTAGCAGTGTTCCTAATCTCGACAAAAGATTCTTTAGCTTGCTTATAGAGATCACAGCCAGCTTGGATGTTTTTGACCAAACCAGCCGCAAGAAGACAAATAGAGATTGGATCAATTTCAGTTTCCTTATTCTCTATTAGTTTCTTGAATCGTTGCTCTAACCAAACTAGGGTCTAAAAGCAACTCTATAACTCTACTTTTTTCTGCTTGTGGCAATGTTTCTAAGAGATTTGCCGCACCCTGTGGTGTTTTCATTGCTTCAGTCAAAATTTTCATTGTTTTTACACCAATTGCTTTCTCATACTCACTTAACACCTTATTTCCAGCAGTTGCAAACACATTAAGAAGTGATGGGAAACGCATGACTGACGTATTTTGTTTAATTAAATCAGAAAGTGCTTTCTGGCCTTGAGTAATTTGAGATTGAACAGACAGTTGAGTCATCCGCTTGTTAGCTTGTTGTCTTAAAACATCTAATGCCCCATCAGACAATTCTTTAGCAATATCGTATCTGCCAACACCAAGAATCTTTTCCACTTCTTCAATAGATTCATTTTGCACAAGTCGTACAAAACCATTTTTATCTTCCTTCCATAAACGCAACGCTTCACCAGTCAACTTACGTTCAGCAATTTTTTGCATTCCTTCTTGGTAGTTAGATAGATATTTTTTCCATCCTTGACCACCAGTTGCCTCAATAGCATCATCTATTAAAGGTTTGATTGAAGACAAAACATCTGAAGCAAGTCGTTTTTGCGTTGTTGCATCAGCATTTGGATAAAGTCTTTGTATTACGCCATTAACTGAGTTTTTACGGATTGCCTCTAATGCATTTGCATCAATAACACCATTTTTATCTGTCCATCTTGCAATATCATCTGCAACAGTCTCTACTGAACTTAATAAATCTCTATTACCAGCAAACTTTGGATTTTGTGTAATCCCTTGAATTGAGGCAACAAGAGAATTAGTTTTTAATGGTTGTATGCCAAACGATTTTAAAGAGTCAGCGGCGGCTTGGTTAAATCTTGCACCTTGACCTAGATCAAGTGAAGCAGTAGCGGCATCAGATGCCCAACGATCTGCCATAACTGCAAGTTCGCCTTTGTATGTGTATCTACTAAATCCAACTGGGATACCTTTTTTAATTAATTCAAGTCTACCAGCAGCTTCCGCTAGTTCACCAGCATTTATCAAACGTCTAACGTCTGCCACTTTTGCGGCAGCTTCTTCGCTCAACTTTCCTGCTGTAGCTTCGTATTCAGCAACATCTTTTCCAAGATTGGCACGACTTAATGCGGCTTCTCGTTGTGGTGTAGTTGTTACGTTAAGAGCCTTTTTAGCGTTATCTAAAACGGCACGAACCTCTGCGGCATTTTCACCGCCAGCAAGTTTTGCTAATGCTTTTAGTGATTCTGATTCACCAAATAATTGAGACTTTCTTAAAAACTGAGGATCACGCTCTAATGCTTCTTGTATCAATGCTTGCCATGTTGGATTTTCAATAGAAGCAGTAATTTCTGCAACACTTGCATCAGGAGAAGCATTTTTCAAAGTATTTAAAACTTGCGGTATATCATTTCCTAATGATGATCTAGCAATACCAGCAGCTTTAAGTTGTGCAGATGAACCCATATCAATAAGTTTGTTGACACCTTTGGTAACTAATGGAGCAACAACTCTGCCACCAGCTTCATAAGTTGCACCTTCAACAACATTTCTAAGTGGCTCAGTTACAAGAGCAGAACCTTGTCTTGGTGGTTTTAAACCAAGTCCAACATCAGCAGACTCTATTAATTCTTTACTAATACCATATCCTAATCCAGAACCACCAACAATACCAGCAAGACCAAGTGGAGTTCCCAATAATCCTCCAGTAACAGCACCCACAGTTTCAACAGTAGGAGCAAGAACAGGTCTAACTATGTTTTGGTAAACTTTTTGTCCTGTAGACAAGTTAGGTGTTTGCACAAACGCAGGAGCAGGAGGATAACCACCAGTTGGGATTTGATCTACAACAGTACCAGTTGGTTCAGGCTTAAAGTCAGCGCCAGAAAAAGCTTCTGATATTGAAGCCGCAATTTCATCAATCTCATCATCAGTAAGAGGTTTTTCACTCTCAATTGTTTTACCCTCAATTAAATATTTAACCATTATTTTTCCTTAATTGGGTAAAACTTGATATTTTGTGCCTTTACTTGTTTGCCCACCAGATGTATTGCTAGATGGTGAAGCGCCCTTTTTCATGCCGCTACCTTTTACATAATCTCGTTCAAGGCGATCAATAATTTCCATTGATGCTTCATATCCAAGATTTACATCTGACAATGATTCAAGCATTGACTTCAACTCAAAATTAGAGTTAAGTTGTTGAGATGACATACCAGTAGCATTTTTAATTGCTTGAGCAATTCTTTGTTTTGCACTGTTTATCAAATTTCGGTCTGTTTGTGCTTTTGACCCAATAACTTTACCGCCTATTTGACCAACAGTACTTCCTTGTATGTAAGACAAAGCATTAGAAACTGGATTTCTCTCATCGCTCACTATTGATCTGCTTTCATTTAAATTAGTAAATGACTCTCTTAAATCATCAAGCTGATCTTGTAATTGACCTTTTCCTTCCGTAGCTTTGTTTTCTCTAAGAGCCGCCGTAGGTTCTTTGCCTGAAATACCAATAACACCAGCCGCATTAATACCACCACCTTTGTATTGGCGTGTATCAATAGAAATCATTTGATTAGGATTGGTTGGGTCAACAATGGTTGTAACAGATGCAGCAGGAGGAGTTTTTAAACTACCAACTAATTGAGCAATTTCTTTTCTTGATTCTCTATCAAGTTCTTTCATGCGTTCTTCAAATTTTCTTTGTGCTTCATCTCTATCTTTTTGATCTTTTGATTTTTCTAAATCTCTTTCTCTTTTATACTCAATATCTTTGCGGCTTGCCTCTGTTCTAGCTTCAATAGCTTTACGATTTTCCTCTGCTCTAGCATCACGTTGTGCCGCCTTATCAGAAGATGACTGAAGTGCAAGCAAAACTTTGTCAGCAGAGCCATACTTAGTAACAATAGCCAAAATTTCAGCTTCTGTTGCATTAGCTGGCAACCTAGACAACTCAGCCCTTAGTTGTGCTTCTTGAGCATTAGTCAACTCTGCTTTTGTAGCTTCAGCAGTTGTTTTTCTCAAAGTAGCCGCACCAGTTTGTAGCTGTCTATAAGCATCTGCTACAGCCATAGCAAACTGTGGGTCACCTGCTCGTCTAGCTTGTTCTGCAACCATCATGTACGAGTTAGGATTAGTTTGATCTAACTGACTAGCCAACTGTTGACGCTGTGAGATTAACTTTAACTGTGGGTCTTGACCACCCAAAGCACCGCCAATAGCACCGCCTAGCTGTTGTCCAGCACGAAAAGTTCCATAGTTGGCTCTTGCCATTGGGCTAAGATTTGCATACTGAATAGCTTGCGCTTCTTGCGCTTGCTGTTGAGCAAGTTGGTACTGCTCAGGAGTAGTGAATAAACCGAGAATTTCTGAAGTTGCCATAATTATTCCTTAGTAAATTCCACCAGCATATGATGTCTGATTAAACGCATCTCTAGAAAGTGCGTCCATTTCATATTGGGTTAAACCACTTCCTCCAGCACCACCAATTCCACCACCAAAGTAATTGCTCAAACCTTGAGTAAATTGTTTATTACTGCCGAGTCCCTGCAACAAACCAGCAGAAGGACTAAACCCTTGACCAGCTTGTCTAGCCATTGCTGCATTTGTACCGCCAGTAAATAAGAATTGACCAGCATTAGCACCAGCAGTAGAAGCCCTACCGCCTAACTCTGAGCCTAATCTCAATGTTTCTTGTCCAAGCGACTCGATTGCTTGACCAGAACCTAAATAGCTTGTAAATGGGCTTAATGCATTAACCTGACCACCATAATACTGGTCTAACAGTTGATTGCCTGTACTAAATAGTCCTGTGCCAAAGGCCGTTCTTTGTTGTCCAGCTTGATCAGCCTGTTGTGCAATTTGTAAGTCTTGTTGTGCTATTGCGTTGTAATATGCTTCCAGTTCAGGATTGGTTGCCGACAATCCAAGACCACCACTAGGTCTTTCTCCAGTTGCACCAACAGATAATCCCAAACGACCTTTTTGAAATTGATCATTTCTTAATCCAGCTAAAGAACGCTCTCTACTTGGGGCAAGCAAGTTGTATTGACCCTCCATGTATTTTTGCGCTGTTTGTTCGGGGGTTTGTAGTAAATAT